AGTTGGCTGGCTTCAGGATATTGATAAGGTTTTCAAGTACTTCTTTGACTTTCGCACTACTAGCTACTATACCAAAAGAATCGAAGATATTCACAGTAAAATCAAAAGCTCCAGTTGCTCTATTGACCAATGTGGTGAAATCTGTATTCAAAGCGTTCAACCTGTCAAAATCTATCAGTAAAGTTGTGTACAGGTCTTTGGTAACCGGGAAAACGGTACTTAGATTATTGCTAAAGTTGGCATCTAGTGGCTCTCCATATGGAGCATAGATTGGTCTAGAAAGGTTGCTCACTCTGAAATTGTCCAACAAAGTGAAGATTGGATTGTTTTGTTTGAAATCAGTTCCAATATACAAGGTGTTGATTGGATCCTTGAAAGAAATGCTACCAATTAGGCTATAACCATCTCCTACTGCAACAGAACCGTAGACCATTGGGAACTTACCGTATTGCAAACGTTGACCAAATAGAACATCAGTATACTGATATCCGTCTAGGAATAGTCTCATTTCATCGCTACCTAAACCACCATTTAGTTTGTAGCTAGCCTTGACACGGTGCCAAGTATTTCTGGCCCAACGAACTGGCGCCCTGACTACGAAGTCGGTGCCCGAAGCCGTGATAGAGAAATTGATGTAGCCGTATTGGTCTTTGTAAATTGAGAAGCGGTCGCCCTGGAGTCCGGCTGGGATGTAGGTGACAACAACCTTAGAATTTTGCGCAGGTAGCTTCCTGTTGAGTCTAACGACTTGGGTGTTGAGCGTGACGTTCTTGTCGTTTGTGGTTTGATAAGTAACGATGACATCTACATTTGGTTGAGGTAGAGGTATACCTAAGAAAATGGTTTTACCCACTGCGTGGTTGCCTTGAGATCCTACGCTTCCACCAGCAAAATAATCCTTCTCAGTAAGGTCTCCAATAATTTTTACTGTGATTACTTGTAAGATTGGTTGAGATACAGCGACAATAGATGTACCCAATGCCGTTGACTCTTCTTGAATAGCATGCTGAGTATCAATCTCTAGCTGACCGCCAGCAAAATAATCAATCCTCCGGTCACCGGACGCCAGTGTTACACTAAGAACTTTGGAAGCTGGTGAAGAAATTTTGACAGCTACATTGCTAGCACTAGTTACTGTTTCAGTAATAGCACCAAAGGCATCAAAGTAGTATCTAGTATTTGGATCATTGGATGTATCAAACATCGGGCTCATCCAGAATTCGATAGTTCCTTGCTTTCTAGTATCCAAAATTCCATCATTAGATAGAACAATTGGTTCATCCAAAATAACCATGCTCTGTCCGAAGTTATCGCTGACAGTAAAATCTGATTGAAAATGCTTATGGTCATCATTAGTACTGGCATAGAAGCTAGCATCATTGGTGAAGGGGAAACTATCGAAATCAATCAACACCAATGTATTGGCATCAGGCTTTGGCGGCTTGAGAGAGTTGAAGTCTTTAGTAATAGAGTGCTTATTGAGAGCAACTACCTCACCAATTCTAGTATCCGTTAGCATAATAGAGTAGATGGTCAGTTGATCGATGACGGCGTTAGCCTGACCACTTCCTTGGAAATCGCTTCCAATGAACATTTTAGTGTTGAGTGGGTCAAACTTTATTCTTGCATAAGTTGAGTACTCTAGTTCGTAGAATCCTTGGTCAAGGAAATACTGTTGACCTGGTAGGACGTTAGCCTCTAGAGTAAAATATCCGTTTTGTAATCCGCTACGGTATTGTGTAGTGTTCAATACCTGGTAAATTGCATTAGCAAAAGATGGCAGTGGAACCGGGAAAGAAGCCACAGTTGACTGAATGTTTACTGAGTGCCTATCGGCAGACAATCCAGTAATCAAATAGAATCCAGCTACGTTAGGTGGAGAATGGATAATCATGTAGTTGTTGATATCCAGGCCGCTAAACGTGTTGTTTAAATCGGTAACAACATTATCAACGCCATTACCAGAGAGACTATATCCGCCGTTGATATGGTAACTGTATCTAATAACAGGGGCCAATCCACTAAATTCGCTGTGGGTAATTGGGTATTTTTCTTTTACTTCCAGGGCCAAAGCATTCTTGCTTGGATTGATTGGCTTGACGTTTACCCACACATAGTTCAATGAGATAAATGTGTTGGTGAAATCCAATGTTCCATAGTTGGTGAAGGTAATGGTCTCATTGATGGTGTTGATTCCAGAAACGCCGTTGATAGTAACTTGAACTGGAGATGAGAAATCAACGTTGGTTCCACTAATAGTAACTTGGATGGTTCTACCAATTTGCGCATTGGATGGTTTGGCGGTTGGCAGATAGTTAGATACAAAAACGCCGGCCATCAATGTAGAATTGGCTGGTCCAATAGCTACAGTTGGAGTGATTACCCTGAATATGTTAGCTTCGTCCAAATTGATTGGAGGAGGTAACTGAGTCTGTAGGACGTTCTCTACCTGTGAACTCCAAACATAGTACTGCTTCTTAATATCTTTGAAATTGAGACCCAGTGTCCTAATTAGAATCAAGTCATTTAGGAGAACATCATTAGAAACGGTTAGTATGTTATTGAAGTTATTGTCTTGGGTAATACTGTAAGCTGGGTTAAGTGCCCTTACTCCAGGAATTTCATTTTCCACATTTGAATAAACTTGGAAGCTGGCACCCGATAGAGTTAGTGGTGCTGGATCGGTAATGGTGAGTGAGTGTCCATTAACCTGTACGATACTGTATGTCAACGCAAATGAGGAGTTATCTACCCTGAGCAAAAATCCAGGCTTAACACCCAGCAGACCGAAGTTGGTTCCAGGAGATGTTACTACAGCATTACCACTAAAGGTATTTAGATCGGTTCCGGTAGTAAATGTGTGGATAGTTGTAACTGCAATATTTGGAGCAATGTTAATATCCGATGATACTGAGTATTCAGATTGATTAATAGAGAACCTACCACCATTCATAGTGATTGGCATATCTGAGCTAAGAGTCAAATCTTGGCCATTAATTTGTAGGATAGTATATCCGATTGGGGAGAATCCATTTTCATTAATGTGGATAGTATCTCCAACAGAAATATTGAATTGGCTAAAATTGATACTCGAAGAAACTAGTGGTGATCCCTGTAAAGTAGATAGATCGTTCGAGCCAATGATATCACGAGTGGCTAGACCAACTATCTCTTCTGGGTTGACAGTTCTGAATTTCTCATGTAGATATGGTTGTAGTTTTTGTCCATACTTGATGATGTTTGGAACTTCCAAGCCATCAATGAACAAATGCATCTCATCACGATTGTTTCTTGTATTTAACTTCCAAGAAGCGGCAACCATATGAGGAACGTTATTTCTCCAAGCTGAGATATCAGCGCTGATGGCATACATCTTATGATCTCTATCATAAACTCGGAAGTTCATGTAACCACTTACATCTTTGAAAATAGAGAGCCTGCTTGAATCTTTAGTTACTCCAAAATCCAAAATAAAGTGCTCCACATCAGAGACAAAAGTGATGCCCTCATCAATACCATAACCATCGAATGTTGGCCTAATAGTTAGATTGACTTTACTAGTTCCAGTAAAGGTGCTCATATTAGCGGGTTTAACTGGACTAATAGGTTTGACGTCATAGAATTTTCCAGATGAGAGAATCTGGAATTGATACATATGATTATCTGGAGCCACATAACCATCGATAATCTCAACATACCAACGGAAGAAACTTCCAGAGATATCCTTATCATAGTAGATGAAGATACCGTCTTTATTCTTGTTTGGGCGACCCGTGATATTTGATTTCTTGCTTAGAGAGAAGTTATTCTTATTGTCGATAGATGGATGATACTCAGCTCCTCCAATAAATACTCGGAACGGATCAATAGCATATCCATCTCTAGTGATATTGAATGTTAACTCAGCATCATTATCGATACCGTTCCATTGAGGTACAACCCAGCTTTCAAAGGTACCTTCTTCAAGTCTTAGATTTGAGTTGACTGGCATGGTGATTGTTTGACCTGGTTGATCAACAAGAACGCCATTGCCATAATGGGCTGGTAGAAGCTGGAAGCTTCCATTAGTATCTATGCCAACTGGGAACAATAAGCTGCTGCCCAAAGACCATATCTCGAATGCGGATTCTATGATCTCAGGATCCACGTGAGTGATTATCTGGCCAATGTTCTTAATAGCGGCAACAGTTGGTCCTTGGATAAACGAAGATAGGGCGGCTTGCAGAGCCTCACGATATCTTTCTCTTTCCAAACTCAAATCAAAAGTAGATAGGTCTGGTACATTTACCAAAGTTCCAAAATTCCTTAGAAGCGCATCACGTAATGCACCTACTTTATAGGATACATAGTAGTTAGAATCTGTAGGCAGATTTTTATTTTTACGGAAGTCAATTACGTTATCCCCATACTCATAGCTAACCAAAATTTCATCAGCAACATAAGTGTAGTCAGTAAAGAAATCTCCCTTGTTGTAATCAACAATGACTCTTTCAAGTGGTACTATAGCAAATGAGTACTGAACATCGCATAAATCACCAACCTGTGGAGATCCAATGCCAGGCAAAATTAGCTTGAGCGGATTACCAGGTACAACAGTACCGGTTCCATTCCACAAAGGCTGAGAGTCTGATATTCTTACCACACTGAATGTAAATGTGATACCTGGTGAAAGAAATGGGACATTCTCGTTTAGAGTAATGAAGTAGTTGGAGCCGTCAAATTGAACACTTTCAAATGACTGCCTGTTAATAGTGCCAACGGTTATGTTAAAGTTACTACTGGTACTTACGATACCGAAATTGATTGGATTACTGCTATTGGTTAGATCGGTGAACTCGTAAACGCTTCTAACAAACTTAACTGCATTAGTTACTCCGGGAACAAATGTAGATTGAACAAATGCGCCTACTTTATTCTGCAAAATTTGATATGGCGAAGAAGTAACTCCATTTAGGAATGCTTCATCTGAAGAATCCAAATTCTCAGGAACGATGAATCCCTCTCCAAAATTTAGGTAAGAGAATTGTTTGTTCTTAGGATTGAGTACACTGATACGATAATAGATATCATCTACACTGACAACATGTGGGAAGTCAGGGACAATGCTATTTTTCTTGTAGGTAGCTGTTCCAATGTCATTATTCTGTGTTTGTGAAACTGCAACATATACTACGCCATTTTTGTAATCAACGGTGTATTCACCAACTGCAGCTAGCCTATCTACGTTGAAAGTGCTATTAAACTCTTGGTCAAACCACATTTCCCTGACAAACACATTACCATTAGAAAATACCAAACTCGTATTGAAAGAAGTGGCTATACCATCCTGTGAAGAGTTGATGATGGTATTGTTTGCCATCAAAATTACGAAGATACGAAGATTATTGGCGTTAGTAGTGGTAGTATTGATTCCTAAAAGCTCATTGGTAACGGTAAAGAATTTAGCGTTCTCTCCAGACTCTTGCAAAATTCTTGGAGGACTATTGAATCTAAAGTAAACTTGGTTATCATTCCATCTGTCCAATACATAAATCTCTCCAGATGTCTCATTAAAAATCTGGAAAACATTTGTGATTGGTGAATTTAGGGTCGTTAGAGAATTAAGTGCTGTTAGTCTATTTTGAACTCTTTCGTTAATTGACTCAATGTGTGCATCGGCCACGTAGTCTACACCAGGAACTAAAACTTGTTCATAGCTGAAATCTATAGTACCAGCTTGGTTAACTAAATTACCCAATGGCAATGCCACTAATTCCAATAAATCACTGTCATAGACGTAATCTATTTCTGGTGTGAATGTGAATTTGTAAAAGTATGTTGCTAATGGAGGAGATGGTCCAGTACCATCATTGTTAGAATCTGCTCCATACACATAGATAGTTCCGGTAGAATAGTCTATAGAGTAAATGCCGGGAGTCGATGGGAGGGCGCTGAGGCTAAATGGAATCTCAGTTAGAAATGCTGGATGTGGCATTCCTGTTCCAGAATTTGGATCGATAAAAATTACGCCACCAACTGTGGGTGTGTTGTTGCTGGCATCCGTAATTGGGGCGTGCTTCAGACTGAATATGTTAATGATAGGTGGTAGCACCTCTCTTACAGATTGTAAAGTAGAGAATGTGCTAACGGTAGTAGGATCAACTTGAATTCCTAATCCTTTATATTCATATTCAACAACTACATGGAAGATTTGATCCAATGAGAAATTGGGGTCACTTAAGATAGACTCATTTATCTTAACTTGATTGTCTTTGAGAAGCAAATAACTGGAAGCAAAATCCTGATCGAAAGTAGAGTTAAGTAGCTGGTACCCTAATTTCTCAATATCATATTCAAAAACTGGATTAGTAGTCGTCAAAGTAAAAGTAATGCCAGTTACTTTAGTAACCGGGTTATTACTTAGATTGAAGGTGAGGGTATTGATATTAAAAGTCCCAGTACTGTCATTAGAAGATGGCTTGATAATTTCTGTTGCCAGTTGTCTTTGCAGAGTAACCGGATAAGATGGGAAACTATCGAATACAAATGCAGCAGGAACTGGAGCGGCAGATGGTCCGAATCCTACCCTGAATACATCATAAGCCGCTTCTTCATATAGTCTTTCAAATGGAACTTCACTCTTGGTATGAAGCTCATCTGCTATAGTAAATGATAAGTAATTTTCATTACCGAGCTGTCTAATGTCGTAAAGAGCGCGGGAAAAATTAATGGCGATAGACTGTATGTACTTATTTACAACTGTAGTTGGATCGCTGGTATTGTAGATATTGTTCTGATAGAACGACTGTAAATAATCATTAACTGGATTATCTGATGGTAGAGGACCAATGATGATTAGTTTGTTGGAGACTCCATCTTCGGAAATTTTAGCGTCTCCATTTAGAGATTCAAATGGGTGAAGCTGGGTGGATTGAAACCGTAGGAAGTAGTCTGCGTATGGCGTGAGCGGTTGACAGGTAATAGATAATGTGTTACCAGTAACAGAAACTTGTAGAATTTCTGAATCTGGAACATTGGAGGTCTGTGAGAGGATAGAAACGTTAGCAGGCACTAAATTACCAGTCAATGATTCTGTAAAAGAAACATCGATGCTGGTGCTGCTGTTTATAACGTTATTGACTACCCTAAGAGTTGCTATCATCTGGTTTCAGTGTTTATGGTGATGCTGTTAGACTGGAAGTACTGGTCTTCATTAGCCGTGATGCTGAGTACTTGACCTGGCAATCCAGTTACGTTGAAGAATAGTATTCTGGCCCTATCTATACCCTGAACGCCCTGAGCTATGTTGATTAACGTAATTTGATCTATTGTCTGTCCTAACTTTGTAGTAGTTAGAGCGGCCACCATCTGATTACGTAGATTTTGTAGAACTGTAGCAGAAGTCGTTAAAAAGTTCTGATTGACAACTACATTCATAGTCAGGTCAATTAGAATCAACTTGGCGGATCGGACCAAAACATCTGCATTAATTGGTCGACTATTTTCTACCGTAAAAGTAGTATCCGATATCAGCTTATTGTAGTTGTACTGAATTAGGATTCTTTCGTTTTGCTTCGGAGCAAGGTAGTCATAAAAAGCTGTATATCTAGCACCAACACTTGGTTTAGTAAACGATGTGGCACTAAACTTAGTGGCCTGGGAAGACTGGAAACCGCTGTTTACATAGATTTGGTTGATTAGAGCGAATTTCTTATTTGTATATAACGAACCAATTCGAGTATATGAAAGATTTTCAGAGTCATTATCGGTTGTGTAATAGAAAGTAACCCTAATTAAATCACCCACAGTTGGTAAATTGTTAGTTGAACCAGTTAGAGTATTATTAGTGGTAGCCGGAAGAATGAAATCTAGATTTGGAAGCAATGGGTTGGACTGCATAACATCTGCGAAATACAGATTATTAGCAATAGCAGTTCCCACTACATCAAAATTAGATAGTACACTGGTGACAATGTCGCTACCGGTGGAGAATGTCTCTACCTTCTCAGCCTTGACAATCTTAGCAATTTTTATGTTGCTTGGGATGCTGGCAGTGGAGCTGAGGTTCAAAGCCTTGCGCAAAGCTTCTTGTAAATTCTGCTGGAGGCCCGTACTAGTGGCTGTGAAGATAACATCGCTGGCTAGCGCCATAGTCGTACCAACAACAGACACCACACCTACGTTAACAATTTGATCTACAATAGTTCCCGTAATACGAGTTGGTGCCTTTCGTAGGTTGTCAAAGTTAAAGAACATAACATAAACCAAATCATTGGCCGCTGCATTGAGTGTTTTTGGGATGATTATTCTATTGTTAGCTTGGTCTATAGTTCCAGTATAGTTCCAGAGTTCTTTACCATCTAACAATCTTACCACTGAGATTTGATCGGTTGTAATATGATCTAGTACAGTAGTGATTGTAATATTGTTGGTGTTGATATTGTAGCTAACAATATCAAAGTATCCATCATTATTTGGAGCAATGGCTCCTGTAATCTTGATACGCTTATTAGTTAAATCTGGCAAGCTAGAGAAGTTAATTGTCAAGCTATTTAGATTTGCTTGTGTAGTACCGACTGGTGTCAAATATCCATCCAAAACATCGAAGAGAACAGTATCACTATTCTGTTCAACTATCTCAAAATGTAATCCGCTGGCCTGAGCAGTAAACTCAATCAATGGAACTGTGAAGTTCTTAGTAATAGGATCTAAACCAAGATTATTGATGCGAGTTTTGATAATTTGATTACTAAAGCTAAATGGCTGGAATCGTCTAACATCATCAGCATAGTAAATAACTAGTACACGATCAGCGGCAACAGGAGTATTGAACCCCGTTAAAATGAGTTGGTAATTTCCACTCACTCCATTAATAACTTGCCCTTCGTGATCTGGATTCCACAATTCTTTACCATCTGTTAATCTAACAATAGATAGAACCTTATCGGCAAATAGGCTATAGTCAGACACCGCAAGGTTTAGTTCCACGAAGAATTGATTGCTCAAGTTTAATTGAACAATCTGGTTTTCTCGTCTGGATGTGTTGGCAATACTAAAGTTATTGAATCCACTATTGTTTCCTAAGGCATAACCGTTTCCAACACGGCTGGCCGGCAAGGATACTATGGCAGAAGAAAATAGGTCATTGACATTGGCAATGTAGGTAACTTTTAGGGTTACCCTATCAGAAGACGATCCTACTAAGAGGGATGGAATAGTAACCTGTGTTCCGTTGCTACTGCCCTGTAGTGCGCCAGATTGGAAGATGTTGTTGCTATTCATGAAAACAGAAACTCTATCACCTGGTTGAGCGGCGGTATCGTTTGGAAGTATGATAGTGGTGGTAAAAATAATGTTGATTCCAAAAACACCAGCAAGGTTAGAGAATGATCCGTCACCCTGTGCGGTCTTGTAAAGTTCAGTGCCATTGTTTTTCCAAACAATGGAATCTACTGATTCAGTAGCGATTGCTAAATTATTTACCACGACAGATAGCCTATTAACAAATGCTCCTGACGTAATGAGCACAACATACCCGTCTACCTGCAAATAACTATCTGTTGAGATAATAGTGTCTACAGGATGAGTTGTCGTTCCAATGTAAAAGTTGTTACCGGCACTCAGAGAGAATTCAACTAACTCACTCTTGATAGCAGAAGGGTATCCCCAATCGATGCTATCAGTGACTGTTCTTGGGTTTTGAGTATCCAATAGTCCGTCAAAATCAGAGTATCTGTCATAGTCTACAACCCAAGTGTAATCTACTTGTAAGATATCGCTAGGAGAAGGTAAGGTATTGCCGGAGACCCGAATTCTACCAGTCGTATTGAATGGTGAGGTGGCATCTAGATTCTGGTTGGTGATTAGATATCTTTCACCCGTATTAGTGTTGAATACCCTGGTGACGTTAGTTGCTGGAGTATGTAATAGTTGGATAATGGTACGATCACTAGTTACAGTACTATTTTCATTAGTTACGCCCAACTGTTGTTGTGCGTCAGTTATTTGTTTGACTTCAGTGAAGGTAGTTGGATCTTGTCCGTTGGTTTGGCCCTTGATTAGGTCTTCTTCAAATTCAATCTGATTGTTCTTCCAAATGAAAGTATCAAATCCGAATGGGCTACCACCATAAACTCCAGTATCTTTCTGTAGTTGATAGTTACCAGATCCTCGACCATACTGATCAACTGAGAATGGAATGAAATTAGAGCCGCTAATAGACCCCGTTACTTGAGTGATGGCATCTACTGGCTGTGCCGGAAGGGTGCCACTCTTGATATCTTTAACCCTCTTTTGGGATACGCTAAGATTAGCATCGGAGGCAATTTGTCCTAGTACGAAGTTATTCTTGGAGCTGGTAGGATCGTTATTATTACTCTTATCCTGGTAAATGAAAGTGTCGGTATTGGAAACATCATTAGTTCCCAGAACAACTACATCTACTTTGCCTCCTGAGCCTTCTGAGACAACAGTTAGAACACCATTGATAGTTTCTGTTACCGTGCCGTCACGAGTCATTAGCGGGTCACCTGGCTCAATTACGACGGCATCCTGAACACCATTGACGCTAAGAGCAGCATTCAAATAACCTAGTTGGGTTCCAACGCTGGAGCCGCTGAAAGTAGAAAGGATACGGCTTCTAAAGGCCGCATCAGTTTCCTGGTCAGTACCACCGGCAAAGCTGGCTACGTTAGTTACGTTGCTGATACCTGGAATGCTAGCTTTAGATAATGTATATTGACCAATGTTGCCAGAAGAACCTGGGGCGGAGGCGATAACCGTCACCTCTACTGCGAATTGGTCTGTAATACCTACGAAAGCAAGTTGAGCAGCGAATTTGCTAGCCACCGAACGATAGAAGTTGATATTGGAAGGTACGATAGAGATACCGTTGGTAACAGTGAATCCTAAACCACCTGCCGTAAAAATAGAAGCTCCCTTATTGACATTGATAGTCGCATTAAGGGATGAGAAAGTTAGGAGAGCCACTCCAGTTGACGGAGTAGATTGCTTTCTAACTAGACCAAAGTTTTTACCTAACTTATCTAGGTCGGTACCAATTGATAGCCTTAGTGATTGCTTGTTAGATACTCCCTGTAACTCATCGTACAAAAGAGATAATTGAGATGATGGCCCCTCGATAAATAGATCTCTGGCCACAGTACCCGGTTTGGTGTCCAGGTTAGGTTGAGCCATTCTGAAAAAGTCTATCAGGTTGGCAATAATTTCATTGACTGATCTTATTGTGACCATTAGCTATCCTTAGATTGTTGAAATGCTAAAAGCAGTGGTGATTGGTTTGAAGCCTTTGGTAACACAACTAATTTTAACGTTGAAGAGTCTTGGGTCAAATGCACTTCTTAATACAGATATACCTGTTATTGCTGCAAGTTGTTCATCTGCACTTACTTTTTGTAGAGATTTTACTTGTAGAGTTTGCAAATACTGCAAATTGGTCAGACAGGTATTTAATTGAGATTTGGCTATTTGAACAACAATACTAGTCTGTTGAGCATTTCCAACTACTGATCTGGACAAAAAGGAACCGTACGATGGGTGGATGGGGTTACCTCCAACATCTGTTAAACAGATCTTTAGAATGTCTTGGATAAGCTTTTCACTATCCACCACGGTTTGAAGGGCACTTTGGCTGACAACCAAATCCCCGTTAACTATTTTTAGGTCAAAAGACATACCTGCTCCACCCTGTAATGCAAAATTATTAGACAATTCGATGGATTAAAGGCTTCTTGCATTATTGTTCAGACATTCTTGGAAAATCTGGTCCATAATCTGGTAGAAAGCATTGACTGTATTGAACAAAGAGGTCATTGCCGTGTCAATACCAGACCTATTTAAGCTTCCGGCCGGCTGTCCTAAAGAGGTCTCGGCCCTAGTAATAGCGTCATTATCCAAGAAACCCAGTACGTCGTTGATTGGCATAACGTATAGGGCACCAACAATAGCAACAAGGTCAGCCAAACCTAAACCGCTGAACTCTCCCATAATCATTTCGAATATCTGAAGTGACTCGGAAGCTTTACCTAAGACACTGTTACGTCTCTCATTTAGAGATTCCTGAGACTTGTTTGTCAAATCACCTTGTGAATCTGATGTGCTGGAATCAAAAGTTAGTTTATAGTTAGAGAAGGCAAAACTTCCTGCATCAGGAGTAGCCGTTGGCTGAGTATATGAGCTATTCAGATTTGACATGATAGAGTTTACGCTCTTCTCGATGATATTCAAATCTTCATCCGTAATAAGGCTTCTATCAACGTTCTTACTAATCTGAACATCTCTTATTGTACAGCCGGCTTCAGGGCCCGCCGAATTGGGAATAGGTAGCCAATAGTATGTACTCTGGGCCGTCTGAATAGACTTAACAGAATCTGCTAGTTTGGCCATCAACGCCTGAATAGTATATACGTACTGAGCAAATGCTTGTTGCTGTGATGTCTTATACACATCTCCACTGAAAATGTTACCGATGGGGATGCTACCAATCTTAACACTTTGTAAATCTTTATTGCCCTGAATGTAATCAATGGTATCTTTTACAGTAACTCCAGCATCACTTACCGTTGGAGTAGCAAATCTATCTCTGATTACCTTTTCTAGTAATGGCCTTTCTGCGTTAGCAGTGCTGCTAGTTTTCAAAAAGCTAGCATCAGGAACAAATGGAATAGCAATTCTTCTGGATACACCACTGGACGTTTTTGATTCAGAGGCCCAAATACTGAAATCTATTCTTGGATCTACCATAAACGGCACAATGATGTGTTGATGCTGTGTAAGGGTAGAATACCCTCCCAAATTAGGGTTGGGTTTGAAATTTCTACTGGCATCGGCATTCTTATCTTGGAAATCAGATAGAGCAACAGCATGATTACCGACTAAGCACTTAGTAGACGCAATGTTACCAGGTGAAGAATAAGACTGATGGTCTGGCAGAAAATCAAAAGGCCCACTAACCTTAGTAAAAGCCTGAGCAAATTTACGCTTGTTTATGCTATCATTATCAAAAGTTCCAGATGTAAGTGCTAATACGCCGGCTTCTATAGAGTTTGGAACAGAAAAAATAGCAGCGGCTTGAGTAGTATACTTCTCCCTTATTGCAGATATCTTCTCGAAATCAGCGCCTACATTTTCGGCTATCTGTAGCTTCTTATCAGGAGTTATAGTACGAGTTATTTTATCACCTAGAACTATGTCAAATCCAGGATTGTAGAAGGCGCTTTTATCAGACTTAACTACTGGAAATCCAATAATACGATACAAAGTATGACATCTGCTTTCTTGTGCTAGCTGTACCGGCACGGAAGTATTTGGTGTTCCCGCAATGGTATTTGCGGAAGGGTTAATGTTTAGGGCCTTAATCAAATCTTTAGTAGGGGAGCCAGTTACAGTAGCACTAATCTGACCTCTGATGTCATCAATTCCAATATTCTGTTGCTGCTCATTATCATCGGGAGTGTGTCCACCAGTAATGAAGTGCTTGAACATTTTCTTGACATCAGGGTCAAAATTTTGATTAGTCTGGACTGTTGACTGTGGTGTATTGTCATCTGTCATTAGCCGCTATCCTTGTCTCTAGATAGGTCACCAGCATCACGACGTGGCTGCGTACCAGTGGTATCGCCTTCTCCAGTTAGTGGGATGTTGTCTGCTACGTGTGGAGAGAATACGAATTCGTAGTTTAGATTCTGAAGTGCATGGACTGGAGGAACCGTTCCGTCAACAGATCCCAAAGTATTTGTACACAGAACTTGATTCTGGAATGCTACAATGATTTGACCTTGACCAGGTTCTGTACTTGTCAAATTAGCAGTGAACGCCTGGTATCCATCATAAATGAATGGAGTGATGGTTCCAACAGTCGGGGTTGCCTTGATGTTCTTAGCGACATTAGCAGCGACATCACTTGGGATACCATTGGTAATTGGTAGGCCATTATTTTCATTTAGGTTGACTGTCACTACAATTGGTTGGGTAGTAAATTGGGTGGTTGGAGAAAGACTAAAGGTGCTTTCGCAAGGATTGAATCCAATTCCAATTAGTCCAAAGATGGCATCTTTGGTGTCATCCTGTAGTTTGTTCAAACATACAGTGCAGGTAGTCTGGAAATCAGCAACACCTTGTACCGTCATGTTGGAGCGCAGATTGGAAATAGCGGTTGTTAGACACTGTTGAGCTGCTGCCGTATCTGGGAATATTCTACCGTTTCTACCATTGACTTGATCTGATAGGGCGGCAGACTGGAATGTTACTTGAGAGAACATGACGTTGTTCAAGAATCCAGAGTTAAGAGCGATAGCTGGCATACACTTCATGTTAACCAGGTTCTTCTGTAATAGCACTGGAAGATTTGGCTTGAACGTATACTCCATATTGGAGAAGGTGTAGCCATCAGTTGGTTGTAGAACTGGATTAGCAGAGAACTGGGCCGGTTTGTGGATGAAATTATTAAGAGTTGCTTGGTCAGTAGTTTGAGACTGAGTGCCATCAGGATTATCTTGGAATCCGAATAGCTTAGTCGTACCATCGTCTAGGTAACCAAGTCCACCAGCAATAGATAATACGCCGGTGAATACTGTAGCAGTACCGTTATTGAAGGTTGATAGATTTTGGCTAGGTACCTTTAAAACGATACAGTCTTTAAATCTGATGAACTGTTCTGTTCCTGGTCTACCCCATGCTGCTGGGTTGTAGAGCATTCTTAGGTCCATCGTGTAAGCAGCCTGGCCTGGTGGCGTGCTGGCATCATACTTAGCATCTGTTGGGAAGAAGATTGGTTTTGGAACAACACTGTTGTTAACATCGAATGCATTTACGATATTCTGGAATGCTTGAGCTTGACTTTGGTTAGCATCATACAACTGCCAGCTCTCTGTGCGCAAATCAGATGTCAAGAAATTTGCACCAAGGGCTATGGTAGTTTGGTATCCTGCTTCTGGAAGATACTGAAACGTACCGGTCTCATTAGTGAAGTTCCCTTGAACGATAGTTGGACAGTAAGTAGCTGCACAGCAACCATCAGTGCTTCCTGGGCCACCACCCTCGCATGGTGGGATTGAGAAGATAAGACTGAGAATGTCTTTGATTACCTGAATGATGATTGTAAACAAAGACAATAGAACGAACAGGTTCTGGAAGATACACAACAAGCCACCCAATTTCTTAGCGATAGTAATTACGCTAGCCGCATTGGCTGACTGGAATGCTTTCACAAGAGCATTGATGTTTCTGAGAAGGGCTTTGATAAGCTTCAAAATTTGATCGATGATATACAGGATCAAAGCCAACAGTAATAGCAGCAATGAAATGATCATCAAAATCAAAGCAAATATTGGAAATAGATTGAGGAACTCTGGAATACACTGAGTAAACAATCTATTCAATGCAGAAATTAGAGCGAATGGATTCATCAAGGCACAGAGTACCTCGATAATACAGATAATAAGATTCAAAATTGGCAAGAAGAATTTATACAACATTAGGAATGGCATGAACTGATCCAGCAGTTTCATGATTCCGTCATAAACGTCTTTTCCAAAATTAGGATTTAGCTGAGGTTTCAATGCGCCTGGCGGAATAAGCATTTGTAGCTTATTCATCAGGTCTAACAAATCTTCTGGAAATCCAGAAGGATATGGGATAGATGGTACTGGCAAAACCGAAGGAATACCAAATCCCGGAATGGAAGGACCACTCGGACCATCTGGAGAGGGAAATGAAACATCATTTGGACTACAAGGACACATTGTCTATTTATATATCCTTTCAAATAGATGTAGGTGGGGCCAATAGAACCAATCTGTGATTTACGTACAGGTTATCTGCATCAATGAAAATCGGGCCATCACTCTTCATGTTGATTCCCTGAGCGCCATACAAGTTAAGTACCTGTGGCGTCATAACAGTTACACCCTTTGAATCTACTCGGAACATATGGGCGTATCCACCGGCAAACACTCTTAGGTCCATAGTGGCAATCCAGGTACCATCTTGATTCTTAAATCTTTCATCACTGGCTGCAATTCCAAAACCACCAACTTGGATAAAGACATCTCCATCAAAATTGACTACAGCGCTTCTATTGTTACGATCCCTACCGATATTGGCGACTATACCACCAGCAGTATCCAGCCACAGTGACTGTCTATCGATTGTATTAGCACCGATGTTCATTTCTAAAGAACCATCTAGATTGATAGAGCCGCTACGACCGCCAGCATTAGCTCCCTGACCAGATATTTTGATCTTTGTACTAACTAAATCAGATAGGTCTTTAATATAAGAAGTATCGATTGGGTCTTCCATAGTTTGTAGTTGATAGTTCTCAATCGTTCTACCATCTTGATGCAAAGAACAAGTTTTCAATATGTCATGATAAACTGTACCGTGCCTAATATTGTACGGACTCTTATCTACGAACTGGCTAATACGATCTGGAGGGCCGGCATCATTGTTATTAGTGCCATCTATTAGTTGAATAGAGCCGTGCGCAAATGCTGGCTTGCTACCAACATCAGCAGCACTGGTCTCAAGCATTGGGGCAGCGAAAGAATCTACAAATATATCTTGGCTCACTGGCTGTCCGCTCTTAACTGCCCAGGTTTGATTTGGGTTGCCGCTATCAGTATCACCAAATGTGGAATAGTTTTCTGGTCTAACTAAAAGTGGGACGTTACCAGTTTCGCTAGAAGATGGTACGTTAAGTTTGAACTGTCCCTCTTTGTCAACATCGAAAGAAAATCTACTACGCTGTAATTTGGCGTTGTAGTTATCATCATTGATGCTTAGTGCAGTTCCCTGATTAGTTGGCTTAGGGTCTTTACGAGAGCTTATTTCAAAATGGTAAGCAATACTCTTTCTTTCGAGAGCCCTAATATTCATATAGGACTTTTTAGAATCGGTAGTTGCGGTTGTTCCATTTGTACGCAGCGTAGTATCTGCAGACAAACCAACGGGCAATGGTAGTCTATTGATGTCTAATATGTTACCCCACATATCAACGACAGTACCTTTCACTTGCTCTATCAAAAAGTTGGGAGCAACTGAACTCAAACTCATAGTGTCAGCGCGGCTACTACGTCTATTTGGAGTGGTAAAAATAGGAGAGGCTTGTGAAGTAGTTGTATATTTATTAGACTCAGTGTTGTCATCTTCAACATTTGACTGATACTGGAATTCATAAACTATTTCTCTGTGTTCTACCAGTGGTGGGTTTTTGGTAGGACCAGTTTTGATATCATTGGCAGTTGCAGTTGGGTCTAAACCAATTAGCGCATAAATTGGATCGTAAGAGTCATCCTCTAATTTACTACTACCATTATAGGAAGCTGCTTGAAGATTAGGTCGCAAATCTCTCTTAACCAAACCACCGACTTCACGATAAGCCTGTGTGAAGTGATTCTCGTTTTCAAAATTGAAGGTTACTAGATTGCTCTTCGAATATCTTTGACTGCTTGCAAAGACATGGATATTGTTAATGTCAGAGCCAATTTTGATATTACTATCTAGATCAAGTAAAATCTTAGAAGTATCCGTTGAACGGATCAATAATTGTCCAGGCGATAGATTAGGAACGAAAGCCGTATTGTCTGGCTCAAAACCAACTATATGATATTGGCCTCCCAAACTTTGACCAACCATGACGGTAGTATTCTTACTTGGAAGAGACCCAATAAACAGACCGGAGCTATCAAACAATGGGAATATACGTGGAACAGGTATAGAAGGTGTAGTTCCCCTAATAGCAGGAACTTCAGATAGTTGAACGCGGAAGCTCTTACCAGAGGAATCGACAACAGCACCCGCACGTAGCATGCCTGGTGGTGGATCGAAAACATTGTTACCTGCTCTAATTGTTGTCATTATACCTTATTAGTTTGTGGTGGAATTAGCTACAGCAGAAGAAACCTGTTCAAAGCTAACCCAACAATCAATTATATAACTAAAAAGAGCTGTTCTCAAAGCATTATTGTTAGCTGACATTGCAGATGCATCAGTTCCATCATCATTGCCAATTGGATTAGAAGAGCTAGCAGAACCAGTGTTGGTTGAAACATTAGCCATTTGTCCTCTAGCAGCATCAATGGCTTTCTGAGATGGTGACTTTCTAGAAGTTTGATCATCCATATTTACTGTGACCACTTTAACGGAATCTGATGGTAGTCCTGGATTTACTACTGGCTGATTTTGATAACTAATTGCTGTGGGGCCACCGCCTTGTGGGTCTACTAGTTGATTAACTATTCCATTAGCCATAGACATAAGCTGAGAATTAACTGGATGAGCATTGTCATAGTATATTCTAACCTCAATATGAGCTTTTATGTTATTGCCACTAGCACCATTAAGACCAATAGTATATGCGGTGTTGTAAAGAATATTATTAAACACCTTGGTGTTAGTTTCTGTGAATGGATTTGGCGCACTGTTTTCTTGTCCGGTTGTAACAAGAGGCGCACTAGTATTTTTGGCCGACAATTGAATGACGCCAATATTTTCTTCATTGGCTGAGGATTCTTGTCTATGAATGACCATATCTGAAATCTCTCGATTCTTATAGATCATCTTACCAATAGTATCCATAACGGTTGGGATATACTCACCGATACCATGACCATATGTTAGCTCAAGTGTAGTGGTAAATCCATTACCAACATCAAGTGAGTGGCTTACCGAACTGACATAGAAAAGTAAGTTGCGATCTTCCAAAAAGATGACTTCTCCTGGCTGCATATATTCATTTCCAGAAATGGTAAGTGAACCACTTAGAACCTGGTGTCTATCACGAGATAGAATAATAGAAGCATATGGTCCTAGCTGTGAAATTGGATCAGTTAAAAATGGCACGTTAATAACATAGCCTTGTTTGAATCCATAATTACGCCACATATCATAATCAATAGCTATGGCTTTAGTAGCACTGAAACCACCACCTAAATCACCGCCACCACCTTGAGTTTCATCAAAACCTGGGAAGGTACCATGAACTTCGACTGTAGTATACAGTGGGGCGCGTTCACCAATTCTGATATTTCTAATTTGGGCGCGCTTGATAACGTATCTTGTACCAGAGCCTGGACCATAGTCATCATATGACTCATCTTCAATCATATGTTCATATACTTCCGGAATGTATCCACTACTAAAAGTTCCAGGATTTAGAAGAGCATTTGACGTAGTTGCATCATCATCTAGCGATTTGAATTCTGCCGAGTTTTTGATAGTGTGATAAAACAGTTTAACTGCGGTCTGCCACTTCTGTATATATGAAGTTAATTCGTTGGCCACCTTAAAAACATCAATAGTCTGTCCAGTATCTATTTCAACTGGCTGATTGGGGCCAGATGATGTTAAGTAGTCTTTGCTAGTAATATACTGTCCAGATTTTGTTTGGATACGTGTAATAAGCTGTTGTACTACCGTCTGCTGGAAAACAGATGTAGATGGGGTGCTTGCAACGTTCTGGCCACCTTGAGCTTGATTTTGTCCCTGTAGTGCTTGATCAAGAATGTAATATCTTTCCGCATTTGAGAATAAGATATTGTTTGAAGTTCCCGCATCTTTGATGGCTTGGAAGTTATTAAGGGCCAGTGAGTTGGCGCCGTTAGATGTATCTTGATTAGCTGCTTTTACAAGATTGCCAACATCAGTGATAGAATCACTTGAGTCAGAGATAAAATTGAATAAGCTACCACCAGCCAGTCCGCTTATATCGCTACCACCTAGATTTGCTATATTTTTAATGAAGGCAGTAGCCACCTCATCACCAGTTGTATCTATACTAGGATAGACTCCTAGAATAGCGCAATCTAACCTGATTTGGTCTTCAAGAACCTCTATGCGATCTCGCAAAGTGTCTAGTTGATTCACGAACAAATTATTGAGAAACTCTGGGAAAATTTGGACACCCGTAGAATGCTTTAAATAGATCATCCTATTGAATACTGAGCTGGGCATCCTATTATATTGTGGTGGTCTAACGCGAACATGACCCTGTGAGTCACAGAATACTTCCAAGTTGAGCAAGTCTGCTACGTGGGAAATTTGAGCGGCTACGTCACTGTATTCAGTAGCATATGTTGCTGGTCCCTTATCCAAAGCCGTATTAAAAGCCGCAATATCATAATCTACATCATAGTAATCATCTACTATGAACAAATTCTTATCAGAGTTTCCTCTCACATCATATGACATACGTCTCGTTAGATAGTTAGTCTGTTTACGTAACTCTTTACGAGAACTAGAGTCTGACGGATCGTTTTTACCATCTACTAGATAGTTACTATCATAAGATTTGCTGGTATTAGATTGGCTCAAAAATTGTGCGGTAGCTCCCTGAAATGCCGCAATAGATCCATCAATATCGCCTTTGAGGTTCTTTATTTTTGCTTGTAATTCATTTATCTTAGCAGATGTGGTTTGACCAATTTGTCCTGGTAATGAAAGATCTTTAACAGCAGTCAATCCAGTTACAGCACGAGTCAAATCTGATAGTTGCTGTAGTTTGGAATCTAAATCAGTATTTGCCTGCGTAATAGTTTGCTGGGCCTGCATAGATTTTGCGACCGCCTCTTCACTCATAATAATGTTCTTGAACGGTATGAAATTGCCCCACAATGCATTAGTTTTTGATAAGCTCGTACGCAAAGAGTTAATGAACGAGTAAGATGGATCTTGTTTTGTTTGCGGATCCCCAGTTATACCATACAGATTCTGTGTAGCTTTGAAATAGGTGGCGTAGTTGTATGGTGTTCCTGAAATTAACAAAGATAGGACGTTCATAACATCTAGACCGGCAAATGGTTGTTGATATGGATTAGTGATACCAACTAAGTTGGGATCGTTAATGACACTCATTGGACCACTTTGAACAAAGATTCCAATACCCTGTTTCCATTTATAAGCCAAACCATCTGGAGCATAGAATACTCTAGTTAGCCTACCAGTAACACGGTCAATGCTTTGGTCTTGAATATAGTTTCCCTGTGTGGCTTTTTGCCCTGCTAGAGATCCTTGCTTATATTTTACTAAAGAACTTTGACCGGTTTGTGATAATAGATAGACGTTTTCATCAAGCAGTTGTGGTGAGCCGCCGGTTTCTGCACCATTTGTAGTGATGGTGTCGAAATTAGATTTGAATGGAGTGAGGGGATCGAAAATCAAACCATTGAAAGCGTTAGCTCCTGGTTTGAAATTGACTTTTCCCTGCTTGAAATACAGTGAGTTATCACTGCCACTTATATCAATTGTAAATTTGCCACCCGCCCAGTTATCTAGAGCAGCCTCTACTACTCCCGCAAAAACATGAGTTCCTTCTTTTTCAGAAACGAATTGTCCTCTCATTGTAGCCCAAAGATAATTTGGGAATGAGGCGCCAACAAACATAGATTTTTCTGCTTGTACAGCTACATTCTTAGATGGATTGAAAAGAGTATCGAACTCATTTTTGAAACCAGTGATAGTATTGTTAATGTTTTGAAGAATACCAAATCCACTGAACATCTGTGTCAAACCAGATAGAACCTTACTGTCAAATTGACTCTTGGATTTCATATAAATATGCACTACATCCATTGGCTGAACAATTAGTTTGCCAGAGAAATTAAAACGCAACTTTCTACGAGCATAGTTGTATGACTTGTTGTTAGCGGTAAAATTACCTGCTGAATTAGATAGTAAAGTTAGCTGCTGATAAATAGTGCTGATGATTGATTGAAAAGCTTGCAGCTCTGAAGTTCCAACCAACGACTTAATATGGGTGCCTGGTAATTTAGTAGCTCTAGTGGTATCAAGACCATCATAACCGGCAATTTCACCACCTCTTAGATAGTCATCAGTGACGCTGATTCCACTATTTCCACCTAAACTTAGTGCGCCAAGTGGGTTGTAAGTAAATTGAATTTCTACGCCTAGACGATCTATAATGGCTCGTACTCTCTTGCCAAGTAGTGTATCCGGTTCTACTTTGAAAGTAATAGGGCTGGCATTTCTTGTTGCTCTGATAGAGTTTAATTTATTTTGCTGGTCTCTAAGAACCTGATTAGAGCTAGTAACACCGAATTGAAAAGTCTTGCTGTTGTAAAATAGATTAGTTGCATCACTGAGCGCGACTTCGATATCATAATCTGTGATTAGCATTGACTCATAAGGATCAGATATGCTAAGAGAGAATCTACCAGGAGATTTGATATCGGTAGTCGTAGTAGTGCTAATTCTGGTAAAATTGGTAATCTCAATAACCCCAGTGCCACCACCATATATGGACGAGAACAAATTAGTGGGATCGGTAATCCATGTAGTATATGGATTGCTTTGATTGAAAGCATATAGAGTGCGTAATCTATCTACCGTCTTAACGAAATTAGAGGCGTCTTGAGTTGTAAATGGGTTAGGTCCTTGTCCAAGGGCGCCAAATAGATTGTTACCGGTCCCAAGTCCATTTCCTGTTGCCGCATCTGTAAGAGATATAATAACAGGGACTAATTGATTATCGATGTCACCCACTGCCGCCGTAATTTTCTGAATCTTACTTAGCTTTTCTAAGGCGGCAATTTGAGTGCATTTATTCTGCATCAAAATGCGCATAGCCTTATAGTAGAGTCTTTCATCAGAATCCATAAAGTCAGGTCGATAATTCTCGGCAATAGAAGAGAACATTCTCTTTTTAACCATAACGGTAGCGTCTGGTTCTTGCCATAAAATATCAAACTGTTTCGGATCTGTATTGTAAGGATCTCTTCTCAGATATCCCTCTTCTACATATTTTCTTTCTGCAGATTGATCAAATTGAGACGCAAAATCGCCTAGGGAACCATACTTTACATTTTGACCATCAATGACGGCATCTAACGATGTAGTTGTATTTTCCCCCAGGTTAAATTGGCTGCTGATCTGATCTGCTAAATCACCTAAAAAACTCATAGAAGTCCTGCTAATGCTCCTACTATACCACCCGCATTACCAGGATTTGCGACCACACCAATACTACTATTTGTATTTAATTGAGTGTTTCCATTGAAAGAACCAGGAGTTGTGTACTGGCTTGGCCCACTGGTTGGGCTGTTGTGCCATGGGAAATAGTTAGTTCTGTATCCTCTTCTCTGAGTTACCATAAAGATCATGTTGTAATCTAGTAAAAAGTTATCGGCTCTTTCAGTAACAGTCATGCTATCGAAGTAACCACGATAAACCCAGCCATTGTAATACATTTCAACACCAAACGCGACAGAGGCTAGTGATGGAATATTTCTAGCTGACAAGTTATTGTTTGGAGAATCAAGACCTAAAATGCCACCCAATAGTCCGGCGCCACCAGCAGCAGCGGTCACACTGTTTCCACCAATAGCTTTACCAATAGCTCCACCAATACCTTGAACTAGGTTATTAGCTAGGTCTGCTGAAGCATTATTTCCAGCAAGAGTTAAACCAGTTGCATCGAATGCGTACTGCTCAGCACGGTAAAGTTCATAGAGCATATTGATGCCCTCAATACCAGAACTACCAGTAGTACCACTTATGCTAAGTTGACTTAGATCTTCTCCCCAATACTGTAAGGTATATCCTCCCTTAGTTCTTTCTTTGCTGATTAACTTTTTATGAGTGTATGTTATGTTCTGTGGGTTTATGAACATTCTAACTGTTCCGAATTGTGGAACGAACCAAGTAACTATATTTCTACTGATCTGTCCTGTTACACCGGGAGTAATCTTAGTAAATGGCAATCCATTACCATCAGCCGATGGTGTAGAAGCCACTAAAAATCCGTTAGATTCAAAGGAAGCCAAATTGCTTTGTGTAAGTGGGTTAGCACCATTCAAAGTAGATTGAACGTTGCTAATTCCATTTATAGCTGAGTCAAGAGAAAAGGTTGCCATTTAGTTTATCCTTAGTGCGGGGCGCCTGTTTGTGGTGAAACTGTCTTGTCTGTCTGTGAGTGATTGATGTCTCTTCCACAGTGTGGGCATACCCCTGTGAGATTGACTGTAATTGCAGATCCTGCTGCTAACATAACTGGAACAGCCTGCCCGGCATTCCCTTGAGTTAGACCGCCTGGCGTCTGCCTTCCACCAACAGTAGCTGTAGCTCCTAGCCCATTTGAAGTTGGTGGTAATGGTGGCGGCAACTGACGAGCCGTTCTTACGGTATTTTGTGGTGGATTGAAAGTAAATTTGGTTCCTGTTGCAGCAGTTTGAGTCGTTGGGCTGCCAGTCTGTGGAGTTGTTTTTCCTCCAGCTCCAGTTGTTGTTGGAGCCTCTGGTTTAGCAACAGAGAATGCTTGTTGCGCATTTGTCATGGCGGCTCTCTGCTCGGCTGACAAAGTACTCCAAACAGCCTTTTGATCATTGATAGATTTAACCATCTTATCATTTGCTTGTTGAATGGATTCTTTGTTACCACCTTTAATAGCTTCTTTGAAACTATCCCATGCATCTTTAACGGTTCTTGGTAGATCAGTAGCGATCTTTGCTACTGATTGTAATGCATCATTTGCTGGAACTCCAATACCAGTTCTACCAGGAGTGATTCCTCCACCACCGCCACCAACTCCTCCGGCATATGCTCCGGTATTTCCTGTGCCTAAAATTTCTCTAGTAGTTTTCTTATTAGCAAATCCAGCTTGCAAAACAAGACTGTTTAAAGACTGATTGATTTTAGTTAATTCAGTATATGAATCTTTTTGAATTTTGTCGCCAGCCGACATGGCCTTTTGCATTTGATTGTCTTTTGATTTATCCTCGGTAAGCTGTGTTGGAAGTGCCTTACCTTCATTCATGGCTTTTAATAAAGCCTGCGCTTCTGGTACAGATTTTGCTAGACCACCTAATGGGCCTTGCTGTAAAAGTTGGATCTGACGCATATAGTTAGCTGCCGCGCTTTCACTCTGCATCGCTTGTTCTCTAGAAACAATTGGTCCAGTTAGTCTCTTGATGGTAGTTTCTGCATCTTTTCTTAGACCCTCAAAATCACCCTTAGCAATTCTGTCTTGAACCGAGAAGGCTCCTCTCAAACCACCAGGGCCTCCAGACATAGTAGACATGAATGCTTGTTGCCCAACTGTCATACCAGTCATAACTTTAGTATAGTTCTTAAACATTTCGATAGCATTGGATGCTGGCACACCTACAGATTCAAGACTTGCAGTATAGTTTTCCATAGCATCTGCCATCCCTGTAGTCATATTAGAAACGTTAGCCCCGCCCATTACAAACATCTTAAAAGCATCTGTTGATTCCATTAAAGCGCTTCTAACATCTTGAATATTAGCACCTAAAGTTCCAGCTATAGTAGACATTCTTGCTTGAAGTGTAGTTGCTGCACCAGCAGTAACATTAGCATCATCCTGCACTGATTTGTAGTGCTTTAGAACATCATTAATATCACTCAGAACCTCTTCTTCTTTTCTTCCAGAGATAGCTGCTATTTTAAGGCTTTCTTCGAGTAGGAAATTCGCCTGACCGGCAATCTCTGTTTTTTGTGTCAAGAGACTCAGGCCACCAGGCATCTTGTTGATAATTGCCATATAAGAAGCCGCCTGCTCTTGAGCTTTTTTGCTGCCACCCAAAGCTGCCGAGGCTCTATCAAGGCTTGCACTATATTGTTTTGTTGTGTCATCTAATTTTTGAAAGTCTGATCCAACCGCTTTAAGCAATTCTTGCATACCGCTACCTGCGAGTGTCATTTGAATCATTGAATTTTCTAGCTTCTTGGCATTATCAGCAGATATGAAAAAAGCTTTTGCAGAAGCCGTTACTCCATTAGCAAGATCACTACCAATTGCTGCTACTGCTTTTGATATTTCTGCAGGTGTTTTACCCATAGAAGCCATAGTGGACATTGTTATCTGCTTCAATTTTTCTATTCCTGCCATAGCCATCTGTGTGCCTGGGGCAGACTCAATGATTTCAAATAGCTCTTTAAACTGTGAAGAATATGTAACTAAGCGAGTGGTATCTACTCCAGCTATGTCGTTGAAAGCTTCTCTGGCTCCTAAAAGAGAGGTTGTTAGAATTCCAAATTGACGAGACGTTTGATCTGTCATAGAATTCAAACCATCAAATGACACCCCGGCCATCTTTAATTTTTCAGTCAAGCCAGCAAAAACAGTAGATACTTTACTACCAATAGTTCCTACACCTTCTAGGGCTATTCCAGAAGCAGCAGTATACTGTTCAAACGTAGACCACTTAGCGTTCTGATCGTCTGTTGGTGCAGTAATAGTTGGTGGTGTTGCTGGATCTGGTTGTACTGGTGGGTCAGCCATTTATCATTCCTTTAAAGCTGCTCTGCGTTTTCTTTTAGGCAGAGGCTTTTCTTGTGGGACATCAAACATTCCAGGCAAACCTTCCTTAACCATTCGCATGGATTCTTCCATATCTTCATCAGTAGATTCATGAACATTATCATTAAGCATTTGTTGTACTGCTTCAGCATTCCAAAAGGAACCTAATAGATATGCGTGATTCTTAGCAAGTTCGGCTTCATCTCTATGATCACCTAGCCATTGTTCAAAAAGCCACATTTTACGAACCGGGTCCATTTCCGTAAGTTCAGGATCACCGATATCCACAGTATTCTTCATCTTCATTAAATGCCAATGAAAGCGGTGTTCCGGTTCATTTATTATTTTTTTAAGTCTTCTACAATCTCCTTAACCTGCTCTTCTGTCTTAGGACTGTATCTATCCTGTGCTTCTTTAGACAAGATAACATATTCATTATATAGTCTAATCAATAGGGCATGGTCAAGTAATTCAATGAAATATAGACGATCATCTAGTTCTCTTGAATTTAGAAACTGGTCAATTTCTACACCAGAAACTACAGTTAATGAGCGGGCTAATAGCTGTCTGCGAGTCTCAAAAATGAACTCAACAGAACCGTCAAACTCAGCGGTAGCTACAATAGCATCACGCAATTCTTGTGAGGTTAGCGTCTGTAACTTATACATTTGTCCGCCTATCTCAACGTCTCTGGTTAGCCTGGTCATACCAATCAGCAATTCTATACGTCGTCTAGCGCCGTCAGATAGCCTTTCTTTACCCTCACGCTTGGCCTTCTTGGCAGCGTGGATCTCTTTTTCAATGTCAGACATTTCTCTAAGACCAGGCTGTTGCATTTGACCTTGAAATTCTCTCATAGCTCTTTCATCAAAAGCTGGAATAGGTTCATGCGGCACGCGCATTTGTCTCTGTTGTGGTTGCTCATAACCACTATCATCAGGGACACTGAATTCTCTCATAGGCTGACCCTGAAACTGTTTACTTCCAATTGGACTATCAAATTTTGGCATTGCACAACTCCTAACCAAATATATAACAAATGAAAAAGCGCCTGACTGTTTAGTCAAGCGCTTTAACTACTTCTATGTTATTAGAAAGGATTAGAAAATGCCAGTAGAACCTGGGTATTGACTGGATCCGATGTCGATAAGACCAGCAGCATCCAAAGAACCTCTTCTACCACTACCACCAGTATCAGTCTGGGATTCAATCCAGTTAGGATTGGAAGCTCCACCGAATGGCTTGTACAAGTTGTTCTGACCACCAACAGCGGCTGGACCAC